AAAGTGAATTAAAATATCTAATAGAAACCGAAGAAAGACTCGACTACATTAGTCGTTTGATAAGTACTATTGTTGATTCAGGAAACACACTTATATTGGTAGATCGAATAAGTGCCGGACGAGCATTAGCAGAAAGATTACCCGGCAGTGTGTTTGTGTCAGGAGCAACAAAGGCCGGGGAGCGCAAAGAACACTATGACGAAGTGGCAGAGGCGACAAATAAAATTATCATCGCCACTTACGGCGTTGCTGCTGTTGGTATCAATATTCCCCGCATTTTTAATCTTGTTCTACTTGAGCCTGGCAAATCTTTTGTGCGTGTTATACAAAGTATTGGGCGTGGAATACGCCGTGCAGAGGATAAAGACTTTGTGCAAATATGGGATATAACAAGTACCTGTAAGTTCGCAAAACGACACCTAACAAAAAGAAAAGCTTTTTATAAAGAAGCTAACTATCCTTTTACTGTAGAAAAGGCTGAGTGGGAATGAGTTTTCAAATTGAAGATCGAGGTAATGGAACAAAATGGGTGGAAATTGATAATCATCGATTGCACATGCATGAAATCGCACATTGGTGTAATTTACACCAATGTGGTAAACAAGTTAACATACGAGCAATTAGTTTTAAAAATGATGAAGAACTAACAATGTTTCTTCTTAGATGGCAAAGTCAATTACAATGAGAAAAAAACTAATGATTACCGGGTGTAGTTTTTCTGCACCCAGTACCAAGCCAGAGTATAAAGGAACAAGTTGGGGTGAGAAACTGGCCACCAAGCTTGATTGGGACTTGGTGAACTTGGCCAGACAAGGGATGAGTAACGGTGGCATTCGTGTTATGATAGACGAAATTATAAGGCAACGACCAGACTTTGCTATTGTGGCACCAACATTTCATGATAGAATGGAAATTCCTGCTATTGGTGCACCTTACAATTGGGCAACTAATACTACATCATGGAATACTCCTCTACAGCAACATTTACAAAACATCGATATCAAGAATGGATACAACCCAGATTTAGGAATTCAAAATATTAATTTTGCCAACGGTCCCTATACAATGATATCCGAGACAATTTTTAGTTTGGCAGAAAATTATGATCACTTTTATAGATCTGCAAAATTAAACAAAGAAACTCAATTGGCGCTTAAACAATATATCAATCATTTGTATGACAGCAACTGGAAGTTACAGCAAGACCGTTGGCTTATTAGCGACGGAATTTTTAGATTACATGCTGCTGGTATTCCTTTTCTTGTTGTGGCGTGTAATATTTGGACCAGTGATACTATAAGAGATGCATTTCCTGACAGCATTTCTGATATACATTTTACATTAAATTATGAAGACACACCTGCGTATTCTACAAACGCTTATCCTTTTGAAGGGGAAGATCCGGGTTATCACGGCAACGAACTGAGTCAAGAATATCTTGCTAATAGATACTATTTACATATAAGGAACAATATAAATGACTGACAACACAATTACACATTCAGAATCTGATTTTGATTGGTTTAAACACAACGGCATCTACATGCCAATGATTAATGATACAGGTAGAAATGTTTATTATAAAAAAGCAATAGAAGCTGCTGTGCCCGGTAAAGTAGTTTGCGACATCGGCACAGGAACAGGACTATTAAGCATATTGGCTGCAAAAGCTGGTGCCAAAAAAGTTTACAGTGTTGAAATGGACCCCGGACGAGCAGATTTTGCAAAAAAAATAATTGACAAAATAGGTTTGTCTGAAACCATTGAGGTAATTAATCAAAATTTTTTCGAAACCAACATAGACGCAGAAATTTTTATATCCGAAACATTAGGGACACCAATTTTCAACGAAGATATAATTGCTATTAGTCAACATGCAGTAAGAAAAGGTGGAACTTTTCTTCCAGGCAGTTTAGATTTGCACATAGAATTATATGATGATCATCCTATTTTTCCTTTGGTTATGACGGAGTCTGCTGCATTTGAATTTCAGCCAGACATTGATATAGATCCAACATTTGAGAGTATAATTAATAATACGTTTCAAGCACAACATCCGTTGAGTGATACAGTATATAGAGCAGGCAAAATACATAATCTTTTTACGTTACTACCAAGGTTCACGGATCTTAAACTTAAAAAATTTTACGAAACAGAACCACTGCGAATTGATTTAAACACTAAGGTAGATATTAACAATATCAAAATTACTATTCCTGCAGACAAACTAAAGACAGGAAACACATTTGTTGCAGTTTTATTCTGGACAGCTAACATGTACCAGGACATAAGAATGAATGTTAAAGAAACTTGGTGGGGAAATCCTGCCAAAGTTATTTTACCACATGTAAGAAAGCGCGGCTCTGATCTTACAATGTGGTATGATCCTGAAATCCAGGATTGGAGATTACAATATTAAGATGAGAATACTTACTTTAGATAACATAGCGTACGAGCTTAACGAAATTCCAGATGAAGTGGAAGACATGAGGTTTGCTGTATTAGACAACAGCGATCCTCGTACACCTGATTATTTTTACATACCTTTAATCTTTTTAGAAAGTTTCAATAGTCCAGCACTTGTACTAAAAATAGGAGATAATGTTATTAAAATGCCGGTTGACTGGCACGTATTAATAGGCGAACCAGATCTTGGTGATTTAGAAGTAGTGCCTTTGACAAGTATCAATGATCGAGGATTCAGTGTTTTCTGCTTCAATCCACTCACAAGTTTTAAACCTGAATTTGCTCAAATTGAAATAGTGGATATATATCAAGACGTCAAATGGTATTTTCCAAAACTCAAGCCCGGGCAACTGTTAGCTATTCCTTTAGAAACCGGAAAGTCAAAACCGTTATGTGCCTATTTTATTAAGGAAATAAGTAGACAAAGCGAGGTGGTTGATTATGCAAAATGTTGGTAAGGCAGTAGTTGTTGTAGCACATCCTGATGACTGTATAATTTTTGCACTACCATTTATTAAAAACCATCCTCATTTTAAGTGGCATATTATCTATCTGACCTATAATGAAAGAGATCCTCGAGCGCAAGAAGTAACAAAATTTTGGAACAAACAAAATGTTTCAACTGAATTCTTGGGATTTGTTGATAATTACCAGGATCAAGAAACACAAACTCTCAACTTTTGGACACAGAATGACGCAGAAATTGCAATTACTAATTCAATTTCTCAGTATGGTCCCGATATCGTGGTCACACACAATCACGACGGTGATTATGGACACATACATCACAAAATAGTACACTATGCAGTTGACACATTAGGTATTCCGCAAGTGTATTTTGCAAGTACATTTAATCTAACTGATACATTTAAAGCCGACGATTATGATTTGAAACAATTGCCATTACATCAAGAAGTAATACAGGGATTCCAAGATCGTTTGATTGGTAGATACATAATAACTGACCAAGCAAGGCAGTTGATATGAGTCAGTTGACACCAGGTGCCACTTATGTTTATGAAAGAGTTGGCGGTCGAGTATATGCTCGCAAGTTTGGTAGTACAGAGAGAATTTTGATTGGCGAAGAGTACGAGTTAGACACAAATCAGCGCAGCATGAAAATAGCAGCAGATTGGGTGCCTATTGTAGAAGCAGCTGAACATAATCCTGCTTTACAGGATGCACTGGATCGTGCTAAACTAATCTATATACTAAGTCAAGAACAAGATCCACTATTTCATCATCCGGTATGACAGATAAACTAAACATTGCCAACGAAATGCGAGCCTTTGATAGCAAGGATCGAATGTTTTATCGCGAACTAACCGAAGAAGAACGTCGAAAGTTTAGCACATATCTTATGATTCGGTGGGGTAGTTCAGTACAAGGTAGTACCGAATTACAACAGTATTACCTTTTAAGTTGTAATGAAAATTTCAATAAACATTTTTTTGATTTGGCCAAGTATCCAGAATTGCAGTGGTTAAGTGCAACTACAGTAAGCCCGGGCATGGGCACGTTCAGGCACGACTGGATAAAACAAAAGAAACGTGAAAGTAGTAACAATAAAGCAGTAAAGTTTTTGAGACAGATATACCCAGATTACAAAGAGGACGAATTAGAATTATTAGCACAAATAAACACAATCAATGATTTGAAACAATTGGCTCGTGAGCATGGATGGGATGACAGAAGAATCAAGTCCGAACTTTAAGTGTAAATACTGTGAGCGACTGTTTAGGCGAGAAAGCACACTCACAGCTCATTTATGCGAGCCAAAACGCCGATGGCAACAAGAAACAGAAACAGGAGTTCAATTTGGGCTTAGAGCGTATCTGCAATTTTATGAAACTACACAAGGTAGCGCACAACTTAAAAGCTACACTGACTTCGTTGCAAGTCCGTATTACAATGCTTTTGTTAGGTTCGGTAGATACTTGGTTGCTATTCGCTGTATTAACAGCAACAGCTTTATCAGTTGGTTATTGAAGAACAATAAAAAATTAGATCATTGGTGCAAGGACAAGTTCTACGAAGAATGGCTTTATGAGTATATTAAAAAGGAAGCAGTCCAGGATGCGCTGGAACGCAGCCTCCGAACCATGGAGGAGTATGCCATTGGAGATAGCGGGATTGCTACTTTCAGCCATTATTTTAAGTACGGTAATCATAATAGGATTTGTCATCATATTACCACTGCTCGCGTTAGTCCTTGGGTTGTTTACAACTGCAATAGTGGTATTGAGTTTCTTGAGCAACTTCATGAGGAGCATTTGGCCATTGTTCTTCCTTATATTGATCCTGATTATTGGAATCGTAAGTTCCGGGATTACGTGGCCGATGTAGAATGGTGCAAACACATCTTAAAAGCAGCAGGTTTATGAAATTTACCAGTGATATTGATATTGATGTGGCCAACAGAGATCAAGCACTTGCATTGATTAAACATGTAGATGCAAGTATTATACGCGATGGCAAAATAGCTAAACATAATACAGGTGCATACTTTACAGAAATTCCTGTTGACCCTTTTACTGGGCGAGCAAGCCTTGACTATGAAGAAGCAGAAAAACGTGGATACATCAAGCTTGATGTTCTTAATGTAGGGTTATATCAACAGATACGATCTGAAAAGCATTTACAAGAATTAATGAGTCAAGAGCCATTATGGGACTTGTTACGTGCGCCTGATTTTTGCAGTCAGTTGATACACATAGGTTCGCATCACGACACACTAATGCGAATGCCCGAGCCTGTTGATAGTATTCCAAGACTGGCCATGTTCCTTGCTATAATACGCCCAGCAAAGCGTCATTTAATTGGAAAATCATGGGCAGAAGTTGCAGAAACTGTTTGGGAGCGACCTGCTGGAGACGAATACTATTTTAAAAAAGCACATGCTGTAGGTTATGCACACTTGGTAGCAGTCAACATGAACTTGATTTGTGAACAAGTCAGCTACGGATACAGCTAACCAACCTTACGTACCAAAGTAATTGATCTACGTTTGCTGCGCTTGGCAGCAATTTCTTTAAGGCTCACCTGCGGGCCAAACTTGATTTCCACATCTTTTGAGTTCATGGTTTTGACCACTGTCCTGAACGGTTGCCACTCGGCTTTTAGAAACACATTGATAGGTATCAATCTATTACTTTCCCACCACCACATTTCTGCAAGTTCTAAAAACTGCTGTTTTTGTTCAAGCGTTCGTAGAGCACCGTAATCGTAGATTGTGGTAATAACTTCATCCAAGTTCTGTATTACGCCTATGTATTCATTGCCGCCGTATACGAGGTAAGTCAAGAATGGGTATTTTTTTAGTAATTCTGTGTAATCAGGTTCTACCATTTTTTCAATAAATACAAGATAATGCAAATCCAAGCTTATTTATATCCGAATACAGTCACGGTCCAATTATGGGATCAGAGTATTTTCACACCAAGGAACAGAGTCGTGTACAGTCGCCCCGTTAAAATTTATCAAGGCATAGATAATCCTATGCAGATTGTTGTGCTTAATCAGGATCAAAAGCCAGTAGATCTTACTGGTTATATTGTTCAAATGGACATACAAGATCCACTTGCAGAAGGCAGCGTAGAAAGTGTAGCTGTTGGTTTTACTGACATTACAAAAGGTCGCGGTACTTTTGCTATTACCAAATCAGTTGCGAACAGTTTAGATCAACGCTTTTACAAAATGACACTTAAACTAATTGAGCAGGCAACTAACCAAGAAAGACCGTTGTATATAGATGCCAATTGGACTGCACCCATTGACTTAGAAGTGTTACCGGGTTGGTACGAAAGCATGCCGCTTACACTAAACAGCGACGAAGTGCTTGATGCAGGAACAATACAATGACTATAAATTACAGCAAACAAGTTTTAATAAAAAGGGGTAACACAGCGGCCAGCAGCAGTTATACTGGTCCACTGGGTGAAATTACTTTTGATACGGATTTAAACACTATCAGAGCACACGATGGTACAACTGCAGGTGGTCATATTCTTGCAAACGTTTCACAAATTAACAGTAATATAAATCTATCAGCAGTTAATGCTAATGTAGCTGCGGCCAATTTAACTATAGCATTGACTAATGCAAACATTGGAGCATTTCAAACCTACGCTAACATTGAATTTACAGATTTATGGGCAAATGCCGCTGCTCAAACTATTGCCCTTGACAATTTTATAGCCGGAACTGGCTTTGCTACATCAGCTAATCTTGGTGCTTATCAAATATTTGCTAATGCAAACATTGGAGCTTATCAGAATTATGCAAATGTAACATTTGCCGAATTGAGTGCAAATTTAGGAAACATAATTGTTGGCACAGGATTCGTTACACAAACCCAATTAATAAACAATGTTAATATAATAAGTGCTAATGTTGGCAGCTTTCAAATTTTTTCAAATGCAAATGCAACACTTCAAAGTCAGGCACTGTTTCAGGCAAATATAGATCACGCGGCAAATACTATTGCAGCAAATGCATTAATTTCTGCATTGCAGACAAATGCCGCTATACAGCAAACACAGATAACTGCATTAGATGCAAATATTGGTAGTATAATCACTGGAACAGGCTTTGCCTCGTTAGATCAACTTAACGCCAATGTTGGAATATTAAACACAAAATTAAGGGTGAATGTTGAAATAATAAGTGCCAATTTAGGTGCATATCAGATATTTGCAAATGCTAACTCTATTGCTCAGAGTAATTCAATTGATGTTTTGTTGACAAACGCAGCAACTCAAGCAACTTCAATCAATTCATTAAATGCAAACATAGGTTCATATCAAACTTTTGCTAACGCCAATGTGGTAGCCATAATGGCCAACTTAGGTGTTACACAAATATGGGCTAATGCTAATATAGCTACTATTAATTCTAATTTAGGCGCCTATCAAACTTATGCAAATGCCAGTGTGGTAGTAATACAGGCCAATTTAGGTGCATATCAAACCTATGCCAATGCCAATGCTGCATTGCAGACTAATGAATTAAATAATTTACTTGCTAACGCCGGAGCGCAAGCTACAAGTATAAATCTATTAACTGCCAGTGTAACTGCGGCAAATAGTGCAATTACCACACTAACTGCCAATGCCGCCACACAGGCTGGTCTAATTACCACTGTCAATGCCAATGTGACTGCGGCCAATGCTGCCATCACAAGCTTACAAAGTAATGCTGCGGTACAACAAGGTGTTTTAGATGTATTGTCTGGCAACGCAGTGACTTCAACACTTGAGCTGCAACAATTGACCAGTAATGCAGCGGTTCAGGCAGCAAATCTTGTTGTATTGATTGCTAACGCAGCCACACAAGGGGCAAGCCTTACAGTGTTGGTTAGTAATGCAGCAGCACAGGCCACAGCCTTGGACAATATTAATTCAAATATTGGTGCATATCAAATATTTGCTAATGCAAATGCCACAATCCAAGCCAATTCGATCACAACAATTGATGCCAATTTGGGCTCATTATCGCTGTCAATCGACAATTTAACTACAAACGCAGCAACACAAGGTGCTTCGTTACTAAGCTTAGATGCAAATTTAGGCACAGCCACTACCAATATAACTGCATTACAAGCCAATGCCGCAACACAGGGTAATACATTAAACAATATTGGTGCAAACGTTGGGGCATATCAAACATATGCCAATGCCAATGCCGCAACTCAGTCTGACTCAATTACAACACTGATTGCCAACACTGTAACCTTGACTCAATCTGTCGATTCACTGAGTGCTAATGCAGCAACACAAGGTGCAACTCTTGTTACACTGGATGCCAACTTGGGTACAGCAGCCACAAATATAACCAGCTTACAATCTAATGCTGGCAGTCAAGCAGTATCAATAAATTCTATTAGTGCCAATCTGGGTTCTTATCAAACTTATGCAAATGCAAATGCTGCCGCACAAGCAACCAGTTTAAGTTCATTAATAGCAAATACCAATGTATTAACTGCTGATATTAATGCATTGTACGCCAATGCTGCTCAACAACAAAGCGATATGGCAAACATTGTGATAGGCTCTGGATTTGCATTAATCACGCAATTGACAGCTAATGTAGATACTATAAATGCCAACATTGGTGCCTATCAAACTTTTGCAAATGCCAATGCTGCCGGGCAAACTACAGAAATAAATTCACTGCGAGGAAATATTACAGCAGCAAATGCAGCCATCACTTCTTTGCAATCTAATGCTGCTACACAAGCAACAGAAATAAATTCTTTACGAGCTAATATTACCGCGGCAAATACATTGATACCAAATTTATCTGCGGTATCGGGAAATATTTTACCAAGCGCAAATGTAACCTATAGCTTGGGTGACGCTACACATCAATGGAAGGACCTATGGGTCAGTAACAATACCATTTATATTGGTAACACACCTATTAGAGTAGATGGCGGTACCTTGTTGGTCAACGGAACACCTGTTGGTGGCGGAGCGACTGGCAACATTACATTTACAAATACTACAATGTCTCCGCCCGACGGTGAAGATATTATTATCAGTGCAGCCAGCAGCCAAGTTGACATACAGGCCCTGGACTTCCGAGTAGTCACCACTGACGACGTCCGTATCACCGGTAACGATGTGGTTTCGTTGCGAAATCTCAGCACCACTGAACCTGTTTCCATCTTCACTGACTACAATGGTTCAGCATATGGATGGGAGTTTGGTGCAGATGGTGTATTGTCTGTGCCAGGCGATATTGCAGTCAGCGGCGATGTTACTGGCACAGTGAGTGCCAGTACTCTGAACCTGTTAGCGCAACCTGGTTCCAATACTTACATACAACTCAACAACACAGTAGACAGTGCTTTTCGAGCTGAAGCTAATATCGCTCTTTCTACGGCCAACAATACTCATACCTGGTTGTTTGATAACGCCGGTAATCTAATATTCCCGGACAGCACAACGCAGATCACAGCATTCAGCAACACAGCAGTAGCTACATACTTGTCCAACTTTGATGGTACGATCAACTTCACTGCCAGCCCAGCTATAATATCAGGCCTGGGCAACATATCCACAGCAAGAGTTTGGACAGGCAATTTAGAGTTTGTTGATGGATCATACCAAACCACAGCATTTAGTAATGCTGCTGTTGTAAGTTATTTTTCCACTGCTGCCAGCGGATTAACAGTAGCCGGCAACATCACACAACAGAGTGCATACTATGAGACCTATGCCAACGTCACAAACTCAGGTGGTAATCTAACTTGTAACTTTGTGAATGGCGCAACATTCTATGCCACACTCACTGCCAATGTCACAGTGAACTTCGCCAATGTGGTGGCCACAGCAGGCCAAGCGACAGGTGCAACTATTATTGTGGATCAAGGTGCTACCGCATACAGCGTGGCCAACATTCAGATCAACGGTGGTGGAGTACAAACTGTCAAGTGGGCAGGCGGCACAACAAATACAGGCACAGCCAGCAACACCGACATCATGAGCTTTAGCTTGATCAGCTTGGATGGCACCAGCTGGCGCATACTGGGACAGATTGCAAACTATGCCTAAACTGGGTAGATTCAGTGCCATTCACCAACCCGCACAGAAGATAATTCGTCGTCGTATCGTGGTACCATCTACTTCGGTGTCTTTTGCCAATCCTACACAAAGCACAGGATCAGCAGTAAGCATTGCGGCTGTGAGTCCGTTTGCAGGTGGTGGCAACAGTCTCCAGTTCTCAAGGTCAACCGACAGCTGGATCAGTTTTGCTGGCAGCAACGACTGGGCAGTGGGCACCGGCGACTTTACTGTAGAATGGTTTGGTTATCAGACTGACACCACCCAATTCCAGCGTGTGTTTTCAGTGGGCGATTATCCCAGTATCAAACTTGGTGTCAGTATAGAATCATCCACATTTTACTATTGGGCCAATGACAGTTTCCGTTATAGTTCTGCAGGTGCTACCAGCACAAACACTTGGTATCATTGGGCTGTAGTTCGCCAAAGCGGAACTACCTATGTTTATAGAGATGGCACATTAAGAGGTACCAGCATTGCTGACACAAATAATATCACAGACAATACCACGTCTCTTTATATAGGCAATACTAATACACCTGCTACCAATGCGGCCTGGGTTGGATACATTACTAATTTTAGATTTGTCAAAGGACTGGCGGTGTATACAGGTAACTTTACCACACCTACCTCGGCACTCACAGCAGAAGCATCAGCAAACCCCTATGGTGGTTCAAATACCGCTGCCATTGGATCGGGATTTACAAAGTTGCTGCTGGTTCCTTGACGGCTAAGTAATAAAACAAAGGAAAATTTTGTTTTATTTAATAACAACTTTAATTCTAACACACATTACCATAGCCTGTGTGACACTATACCTACATCGCAGTCAAGCACATCGTGGTGTCACATTTCATCCTGTGGTAGCACACTTTATGCGAGCCTGGTTATGGCTAACTACGGGCATGGTCACTCGACAATGGGTTGCTGTACATAGAAAACATCACAGATTCTGCGAACAAGCGGAAGATCCACACAGTCCGGTACATTATGGTATATGGAGAGTCTTACTAAAAGGAGCACTACTTTATAATGAAGCCAGCAAAGATAAAGCAATGGTTAGTGCTTACGGCAGCGGCACTCCTGATGATTGGATCGAGCACCATGTATACACGCCTCACAGTAGACTTGGCATTGGCCTTTGCCTTGTGCTCAATATCATCGTCTTCGGTTGGGTGGGTGCCATAATATGGTTGGTACAAATGCTGTGGATACCCTTATGGGCGGCCGGAGTAATTAATGGCGTAGGACACTGGTGGGGTTATCGTAACGGTGACACCAGAGACCAAAGTAGAAACATTTTACCAATTGGTATCTTGATCGGTGGCGAGGAATTACACAACAATCATCATTTAGATCCGGCCAGCCCTAAATTATCACTGCGTTGGTGGGAATTTGATATTGGTTGGTTCTACATTCGAGTTTTACAATCATTAAAGTTGGCTAAACTTAAAAATTAGTATATAATAGCAGTATGTTAGACTCTATTCAGCAACAGGTTTTGCAACTGCTTCCTGCCCGTAAACGAACGGGTCAGAATGGCTGGACAAGTTTTAACGCACCCTGCTGCGTACATAATTCGGAATCCGCCGACACAAGAGGTAGAGGCGGGGTAAAGACCAATGCAGGCCAGATCTCATATCACTGTTTCAATTGTGGATATACTGCCAGTTTCATTCCAGGGCGTCATTTAACTTTTAAATTTAGAAAACTATTAGCATGGTTAGGTGCAGATGACTTAACTGTACGCAGACTAGTTATAGAAGCAGTAAGACTAAAGGAACTAGTAGCACCCGAAGAACTTGCAAAAGAGCCAGAAGAAGAAATTGTATATGAAGCTAGAACACTACCTGAACAAGCACGAAACATAGTTGAACTGGCGAATTTTTATAGTATTGGTGACTATAACAATGTACCTGCTGAATTGTTAGCAGCAATAGAATATGTGCATCGTAGAGCATTAGACCCAAATCGGTATAATTTTTACTGGACTCCCGAAGAAGCATATAACCTACATCGCAGAATTGTAATACCGTATTACTATAAAGAACAAATAGTAGGCTACACCAGCAGAGCTATAGCGGATGGAATCAAGCCCAAGTACTGGTCCAGCCATCCCGCAGACTTTGTGTTTAATTTGGATATGCAACGGCCAGACAGTAAGTTTGTCATAGTG